TCAAAGTAAACCCCCTGTTCAACAGCCGGGTGCTGTACCGGGCCTACACCAAGGACGGCAGGGACAAGAGCATCGAGGACATTGACGTAGGGCTGTTCACCCAAAACGCAGGCAACAACGCAGATGTGGTCAAGCTGATGACCAACGAGATTCCGTGCTCGGAGTACCGCTACGCGCAGTCTGAAGTGGGCCTGTGGTACATCGAGAAGGGCGTGACCTTCACCTGCCGGGTGAGCGTGCCGCCAGACAGTCCGAGGTTTGTGGGTCAGATCACGGTTGGCTGGACTCAGCCCCCGGAGGACTTACAGCAAACCAAATTCATGCTGGAGATCGCCAGCGCCATGTTGACGAAGAGAGGTAACTGATGGCTCAGTTTGAACCAGCTTTTGAGCAAATGATCAAGGACGAGGGCGGCTACGTCCTGCACGAAGTTGAGGGTGACACTGGTGGCATGACCTATGCCGGTATTGCTCGCAACAAGAACCCGCAGTGGCAGGGCTGGCCACTGGTTGACCGCAAGGAGTTTGGCGGCTCCCTGACCTCCATGGTGCGAGACTTCTACCGCTCCGAGTTCTGGGGCAAGATGCGCGGCGACGAGATTTCCAACCAAGAGGTTGCCAACACCATCTTCAATTTCGGTGTAAACGCCGGGATGGGCATGGCCGTCAAGCTGGCGCAGTTGGTGGTTGGGGCTACCCCGGATGGCGGCATCGGGGCTAAGACCGTGGAGCGCCTGAACCAGATCACCGACGGGCAGCGCTTCAAAGAGCAGTACGCCTTGGCCAAGATCGCCCGGTACGCCGAGATTTGCAACAAGAACCGCACCCAGTCCAAGTTCCTGCTGGGCTGGATTAACCGTACTTTGGGGAGCCTCAAATGAGCTTGCTTGGCGTTGGGTCAATTATTGAGGCTGTCGGCAAGGTTGCTGACGATCTGATCACCACTGACAAAGAGCGGATGGAGATGGAGATCGAGCAGCGCAAGCTCGACCTTGAGGAGAAGAAAATAGATCAGGCGACTGATCTTGCCCAGATCGAGGTCAACAAGGTCGAGGCTGCCTCCAACAACATCTTCGTGTCCGGCTGGCGTCCTGCCATCGGGTGGATCGGTGTGCTGGCTATGGCATACCAGTTTCTGATGTACCCGCTGTTCCAGTGGGGCTGGAAATGGGCTCAGGCTACGGGCTGGGTTCCTGCGGGGCTGGAGCCCCCTCCAGTACTAGACGCTGACCAGCTCTGGGTGATACTATCAGGCATCTTGGGCATCGCCGGGATGCGCTCTTACGAGAAGAGCAAGGGCGTTGCCGCCAAATAAGGTGCTCCATGCCACTCAAAAAGCTACTACTCAAACCGGGTGTGAACCGGGAAAACACCCGCTACACCACCGAAGGCGGGTGGTACGACTGCGACAAGATTCGGTTCCGTCAGGGCACGCCAGAGAAAGTTGGCGGCTGGGAGCGTCTTTCGGCCGACGTTTACCAAGGCGTGTGCCGCTCGTTGTGGAACTGGGTGACGCTTGGCGGGGACAACCTGATCGGCGTGGGCACCAACCTAAAGTTCTACATTTACCAAGGCGGCTTCTACAACGACATCACGCCTTTGCGGGACACCGAGGCGCTGACCAATCCGTTTGCTACCACTTCAGGTTCCGCGCTGGTCACGGTAACGGACGCTGCCGGTGGGTACACCGATGGTGACTTTGTGACGTTCACGCCAACTTCGGCTGTTGGCGGCATTTTGCTGGCAGGCGAGTACGAGATCACAACCACATCGGCCAGCACGTACACCATCATTGTGCAGTCCGAGACCACGATCACAACGGCCAACCCAGCGGTGTTTACCGCACAGTTCCAACTGGCCAACAACATTGCCGTCACACTGTCCACAACCGGCACGCTGCCCACCCCCTTCACGGCGGGCACAACGTACTACGTTGTCAACACCTCGGGCTACACATTTCAGTTGGCCACCACCGTAGGCGGCACAGCGCTGGGCACCATTGGCTCCGGGCAGTCCGGCGTGCACACAGTCACAGCGCTGGCCAACGCCACAGCCAGTGGGGGCGGAGCTACGTCGGCGGCGTATCAGCTCAACGTAGGCCCGGCCGTGGTGCTGCCTTTGACCGGCTGGGGTGCAGGGCCTTGGGGCTCTGGCGCTTGGGGTATCGGGTCGGCTTCCGTGGACTCGCTGCGGCTGTGGAGCCAGTCGAACTACGGTGAAAACCTTGTGTTTTGCCCCCGAGGCGAGGGTCTGTACTACTGGGATGCAAGCTCAGGGGTAGGCACTCGGGCGGTGAATGTGACGTCTTTGGCGGGAGCCTCAGACGTGCCGACGTTGGTGAACATGGTGCTGGTCTCTGACATCAGCCGTTTTGTGTTGGCGTTTGGGTGCACGGACCTGTCGTCCATTGTGCTGGACCCTATGCTCATTCGCTGGTCGGATCAGGAAGACATTGCTCAGTGGACCCCTTCGGCCGAAAACCAAGCAGGCGGATTGCGCCTGTCGCAGGGCTCCCAGATTGTGGCGGTGGCGCAGTCTCGGCAAGAGATTTTGACGTGGACAGATTCCGCACTGTACTCGTTGCAGTACCAAGGCCCGCCTTTTGTGTGGGGCGCTCAGTTGGTGGGGGACAACATCTCGATTGCGAGCCAGAACGCGGCAACAGTAGCGTCTGGAGTGGCCTACTGGATGGGTGTGGACAAGTTCTACAAATACGACGGCCGCACACAGACACTGCGCTGCGACTTGCGTCAGTACATTTTTTCTGACCTCAATCAGTCCCAGTTGCAGCAAGTTTGCTGCGGCACCAACGAAGGTTTCAACGAAGTGTGGTGGTTCTACCCCAGCGCGGACTCCATGGAGAACGACCGCTACGCGGTGTACAACTACGGGGAAGACATCTGGTACTACGGCAATCTCGGCCGCACAGCTTGGCTGGACTCCGCCTTGCGCACAGGTCCGATTGCGGCTACGTACGACCAGAACATCGTGTTGCATGAGACAGGCAACGATGACGACACCACCGGCACACCGGTGCCAATCGAGGCGTACATCACGTCTTCGGAGTTCGATCTGGATGATGGCCACAACTTCGTGTTCATCTGGCGCGTGTTGCCGGACATCACATTCCGGGGTTCAAACGCAAGCGCTCCGCAAGTGACCATGACGCTGCTGCCTTTGCAAAACTCGGGCTCCGGATACAACGCGCCGCCTTCAGTTGGCGGGGTCAACACCGCTTCTGTTGCGCGGTCAGCCGTGCTCCCGGTGGAGCAGTTCACGGGTCAGATTTTTACCCGCGTGCGTGGGCGGCAGATGGCCATGAAGATTTCCAGCACGGCACTGGGTGTTGCTTGGCAGTTGGGCTCCCCGCGTCTGGACATGCGTGCTGACGGGCGTCGATAAGCATGACGCAGCTCAACAAACCCGTTGCACCTGCCCTCCCATGGGCAGCGCCAGACTACGACCGGGCGTACCAAGACCAGCTCAGCAAGGTGCTGCGGCTGTACTTCAACCAGATCGACACCACGCTTGGTGCGGTGGTTGGGCGCAACGGGGGCCGGTACATCGACTGCCCCAACGGTGTGTTTTTTGACACAGCAAACCAGACGCTTCCCGTTGCCAACACCGCGTACCCGGTTGTCTACAACCAGACGTATCTGAACAACGCGGTGGCGCTTCAGTCGGGCAGCACGTCAAAGATCGAGATCAGCATAGGCGGCGTGTACAACTTTCAGTTCAGCGGACAGATCGAAAGCACCAACAACAGCTCCAAGAACGTGTTTCTGTGGATTCGGCGTAACGGAGTAGATATTGGGTATTCCTCCCGTGCGTACAGCCTTTCGGGCTCCAGCACCTATGCGCCAATTGCATACTCCTTCGACATTGACATGGGGGTTGGTGAATACTTGGAGTTGATGATCTCGGCATCCGACACCACAGTGCGGCTTGCCGCTGGCGCAGCAGCCAGTCCACACCCCGGAATCCCTTCGTCGGTGATGTCCGTTAACTTCATCGCCCCGCTGCCCGACCCTAGACCCATT